AGCTATTACCTGATCAGACCCAAGACCTTCCTTCACACTGGTAATAATCTCAGCGGTTGTCAGATCCGTTCTTGCGGTTAAACTTTCAGGTTTAGTTAACGCAATGCTGCCATAACTAGAAGCTGAGTAACTTCCATCTGTTCTTACACAGGTCCAATGGGCTGTATGAACAAACCCATCACTGAGGTCATAGTCTGTATTAGCTAGACCCCAAGTTGTAGTTGCCATAGTTATGTAACTAAGTTAAGTAGAGTCTAGTCCTCTGAAGGAGCTTCAACAGGGCAGGCTTCTGTTTCTTTCTCTTTAACCATTTGCTCTAACTCTGCATACTGTGCATTTTTTAGTTGAAAATCAGCATACACTTGTGCATTGTCATTTTCTCTTTGTTGAACTTGTTGCTTCAACTTATTGATCTCTTCAGTTTCAGCGTTGAACTTATTAGCTAAAGCTTCTGCTTCTGCTTTACGTTCGTCTCTGCGTTCGATTAATGTTGACATAAGAAAATGTTAGATAATAAGAGTTTAAGTGTTCGGCCAATACTGACCATTACGGAATTTACGGTGTAGCGTCTTTGTTAGCAATTAAAAAAGCTTTGTAATCTGCTTTGACTTGTGTAGTCCATGCAGCGTTACATATTGCTTGTACGTCTGCATCTTCTCCACTGATATCTCTATCAACTAGGTTATCACTTTCATCAAGTGTTCCTGGTTGTAATACTTTTCTATGAAAGGTACGGGTAAGTTCCACACCATCTTTTTTAATGATTGTTGCGTTTCTTACTTGTATGTTCCATTTATTGACGACTTCTATTTTGTCGTTTTCTTGTGTTTCTGTTAATGCCATTTAGGATTAATCTCCGATTAAAACAGGTTTATGGCGTAGTTTTGAGACGTGCTAACGGTCTAGGTTGATGGATAAAAAAGTTCAAAAGCTAAACTTGTACTATTTTCAAACGAGCTATTAGTTATATCTGTTATATCTCCACTGTTATTTCTATACTGCATAGCTACAACTGTAGTAGTTGCTTGTATTTGTCCGTTAGGCGTATGATAATCAAGATCTGACATCATATTGTGTTGATAGCCAAAAAATGCTCCTCCTTCAACAGAACTTGCACCTGATTGAACACCAGAACATGTAAAAGGCAAGTTTTCGATTGTAGCACTTCCTGTTTGAGATCCTTTGTTGCTAAGCTCTATCCGCCCATGGACGTGAACAAATCTTCCTATTTTCGTATAGGAACCTCCATTGTTTGAACCATAAGTAACACCACTATCACTACCTCCAAAACGAACTGTTGGACTCCAAGTTCCCTCTTCATAACCGTCAAGAGCGTTCGCTGCTGCTGTATCGCCGTTAAAGGTTATACCTCCACCATTTATGATGCGAAGTCTTTCAGTATTAGCAGTAGAAAAAGCTAAATTATTATCTGCTGGTCTGTATATTGCTGCTGCTGTTGTTGGTACTGATCCTAATGATCCAGAAAAATCAATATATGTTGAACTTATATTCAGTTTCCCATTCTGTACTATCTTTTGTCCAGCATCATCTATTCTTAAAGCATCTACTAATGATCCAGCGAAACCAGTTCTGAATTGGAGTTCACCTCCACCACCATTTCCACTATAAATAGTATCAATTTGACAATTAACACCTGGGTTTCCTGAATCAGCCGTTTCAAATTCAATTCTTCCACAAACTTGATTAGCGACAACTGCCGTATCTGCATCAGAAATCCTAATAGCATTATTGACGGCAACTGATGTATTTGTTGCCTCTAAATGAAGCAAAGTGTCAGGATTTACACCTAGACCTAGACGGCCAGACGCATTGAGGCGCATCCTCTCATCTACACCTGTATGAAAGGTAAATGCTTCATTTTGATGTTCATACGCAATTAAGCCTTTTCTGTTATTTGAACCAGTGGCGGGATCTTCTCTAGCAAAATATATTTTTCCTAATCCTGTAGCTGAACTACTTGCAATTGTGATTCCAGTATTAGCAGCATTTCCACCAACGACTAAATTCCTTCCATCAGCATTATAAGTGCTTGGAGTTGATGTATTTATACCTACATTTCTCGCACTATCAATCCGCATTGCTTCTGTAGTTGCACTTTTAAACAATATTGATCCTCCAGTGCCATCTTCGTCATAACTTTCAATAAATAATGCTGATCCGTTTACCTCAAAGTGTGCATAACCTCCAGCAGTATCAGTATCTTCTAATTTAATTGTTGGGATACCTGTTCCAGAAACATGAAGTAAAGAAGTAGGACTTGTTGTACCTATACCTACATTTCCGTCATGCGTGATCCTCATACGCTCATCTAGCGTAGTTGTATCATCATCAGTCGTATGGAAAGCTAACGCAGTTCCTTTTGCAGTTGCTGTATGATTTTGATCTGCATAAGTTCTAATTGACGCAGTAGCAGCACCTGTTGAATCATTATTATCCTTAATCCAAAAATCTATACCTGATAAATAATCTCCATCAGAAGCAGCAGCATCAGTATTACCAAGAGTTAAAGTTGTACCCTCTACATCTTGAACATGAAGTCTAGATTGTATCCCTGTAGTTAACCCTATACCTATTTTCCCGTCTGAATTGATAACTAATGGAGTTGTATCAAGTGCTGAACTATTAGAAACTCTGAAATTTATGCTTTGGCTCGTCGTGTTGTGATCTATATATGCAGCACCAGCCGATTTGAATCTCAGATTATTTTCTGCAAGAATAGAATCAGCACCTCCAACTAGAATATTTCCTGAAAAATCAGCACTAACACCATTTACATTTCCTGTGAAAGTAGCATTACCATCGCTCCCTATTGTTAGTCGTGTTGTAGGTGAAGATGATCCATCTGCTGACGTTCTAAGTTCCAAACGACCAGGCATATCTGTTCCGTCTGAAGGCGTTCCATCTACAAAACATTGAATAGATGCACAATCATTAAAATCTGTACCATCAGCACCTACGAAATTAATTCTTCCTATCTCGTCATCATCTTGAAGAATTGTATTACTGCCAACAGAAGCATTTCGTGACTTTCCGAGTCTAATAATATTTGGTGCATTATTAGCTCCATATTTAAAGCCTGCAAATGTATCTGTGCTGGTAGTAGATGCTTGTACTTTGGCGTTTTGATCAACACTAGAACTATGACCAACAAGCAACCGACCTGAACTATCTAATCTTGCTGACTCACTACTTGCATTTTTAAAGACTGTATTAGCAGCTCTAATAGCTAGATCTTTAACTGTATTATTTGCATTATTTAATACGTCTATCCCTATCCCTGTACCACTGTGAATATCAGTTATCGCCCTAATATGTAAATTACCATCTGTCATCCCTCGGACATTAAGAGGTGAAAGTTTACCTGCTCCATTAATGGCTAACTTTGTAGGAATCTGTACTTCTGCACTCGAATCAAGACTTAAACCTTGAGTTCCACCAGCAGCTAAAGAAACTGTATTTGTACCGCCATAGATTCCTGAGTCTGAATCACCAAAGTGAATAGCAGGTGCAGAATTACTTCCAGCAGTCGCCTGTAAAACTCCCGCTAAAGTGCCGCCTGCAAGAGCTAAATAAGTACTGTTTGAGGTAGAGCGTTCAGCCGAAGTAACCGCTGCTAAACCAGCCGGGGTAACAGATCGTGTTGTAGAGGTACCGGTTGTTGTCTCAGTATTTGTTGCGTATTCACTAATTCCGGCGACTGTTGTAGAAGCTGCCGGAGTGGTCAAACTTCCGGGGCCAGCCATCTTGACGATGGTATTATCACTAGCCCTCATGTAGATACCGAGGCTATTGATATTTGCGTTTACTGCTAGTTCACCAACAGCAGCTAAATGAGTTGTAGTTGGTACAGAGTTTTCAACAACGCTGTTTTTCAGCGTGATCTTAATAGCCATGAGGTCTAATGCTTATACAAGCGGTGGTCGCCTATATCCATAGGTGCCTCAAGTTTAGCTCACTTCACTCAGTTGAGTTAAATTAATAAGTCCCGCCAGCTATCTCAGATACGTTTTTCCATTGTCCGTCAGATGCGTATTCAAAGAATTGACCAGCAGTAGGAGTGTCAATACTTACATCAGATAAGTCATCTAAAGCAGAAACAGAACCGGGACCACTCAATGTATCAATTCGATCCCAGTCATTAAGGCCCATACATAAGGCCCAGTCACCTGCGTCGAATGATGTCGAAGGAACGACACTCGTCCCGTTACCAGAAACGACACATACGAAATAACAACCAGTAATTGCTGCTGTACCTGCTGGAATCGCGTTTCCTGCGCTAAATCCTGCACTTGTTCCAAAGGTGGTCAGAGTAACAATCAATCCGTTGGTGGCATTAAATGTTCCACAAAATCTGAGGTTTTCTTCTGCTAATCGTCCAAAACCCACTGAGAACCAAGAGTTTCCGTTAAATATCCTTAGTTGTCCAGTTGATTCTTGTAACCAATAAACACCGGTAGGTAAGTTAGTTATAGCCGGTTGCGCTTCCTGAATAAACGAGATCGCATTACTGCCAAGCTTGTCCATCGTCACCGCGTCATCAGCGATGAACGCACTTCCAAAAGTTCCACTGGTAACTTTCGATGCAGCCAGTGATGGAATATCACTAGCAACTAAGTCTGCTCCAGACGTAACAATTCCCTGAGTAGAAACTGTGACCTTTCCATAAGTACCACTAGCGACTCCGCTATCTGCGATAGTTAAAACTCCATTACCGTCAACAGCTAGAGGAGAGGATGTTGCAGGAACTTTGACGGCTCCAATTGCACTAACCGTAGCTACTGGTAAATCAGTACCGGCTAAAGCTTGAGTAGATGTAATTTGCCCGAAAGCGTTAAAACTTATTCCTGATCGTGTTG